GGTATGCCATCTGACAGCTTATTAAAGTCTCTTGTTAAGCGAGAAAGACCCATTCATTTCAAGGCTGTTGATGATAACAATGGCAGTCTTTATGAAAGCCATTCTGGTTATATCAAATATGGTCCAAATGTGGTTTATGGTAAGGGGTTCCCAACGGCCCAGTATACGATAGTTTGCGTGTTTATGGATTAGGAGGTGCTCAATATGGCGTCAACAAAAGTGAACAAGCACGGTATTACGGATATGCAACAGGCTTTTGCCGACGAATATATTGTAAATCCCCAGAATGCAACCCAAGCAGCTATTAAAGCGGGCTATGCACCCACTACGGCTCGTTCTAAGGCCTCACAGCTGTTAACAAAAGTAAACGTTCAGAAGTACATCGAAGGACGCCATAGAGAGCTTGAAGACGCTAAGATTGCTGGACAAAAAGAAGTTTTGCAATTCTGGACAGAAGGGTTACGTGGCCAACGACATGAACAGGTTGTTACATCTACACCAGTCGGTGCCGAGATAGTTGAAAATGAACTATCTGAGAAAGATAAGTTGAAGAACTCCGAACTGTTAGCTAAGGCGACTGGCATGTTCATTGATCGTCAGGAGATTACTAATACACAGCCAATTATTATCGCTTCAGTTGATACTAACGAAGACGAAAAAATTGAGGTGGATGATGATGGATCAGACACCGACGGTTAAAGAACTTGTTGGAAAAGGCTATGGTCACTTCTGGAACGACAAACACTTTTATAGAGTCGTAAAGGGTTCTCGTGGTTCGAAGAAGTCTAAGACTGCGGCACTTAACTTTATAAGTCGTATCATGCAATATCCCTGGGCTAACTTGTTAGTTATTCGGAGGTATTCGAATACTAATAGGCAATCGACATATTCAGATTTGTGTTGGGCTATCAGTAAGTTAAATGCTGATGGCCTTTTCAAATGTAATTCAGGCTTACCTGAAATCACCTATTTGTCCACTGGTCAGAAGATTCTGTTTCGTGGCCTTGATGATCCGTTAAAGATTACATCGATTTCAGTGCCAACTGGTAATCTTTGCTTCGTTTGGGTTGAAGGAGCGTTTGAAATCGAAAATGCTGCTAAGTTTGATACAGTGATGGAATCCATTCGTGGAACCAATCCTGATCCGATGTTTTTCAAGCAGGCGACACTGACGTTTAACCCCTGGTCTGAGAACTCCTGGTTAAAGAAAAAGTTCTGGGATAAGGAGACGCGATATAAAGATGTCTTCGCCCAGACGACAACATTCCGATGTAACGAATGGCTAGGAGATGATGATCGTAAACGATATCTAGACCTGTACCGGACTAACCCGCGTCGGGCAAAGATAGTCTGCGATGGCGGTTGGGGTGTAGCTGAAGGCCTAGTCTTTGAAAACTATACGGTCGAGGACTTCAATGTGGTTAAGGCAGTCAAAGAAGCTGATGGTGTAGGACATGGGATGGACTTTGGGTTCACGCATGACCCGACCACGTTTGCTGAGGCTGCCATCAATCTGAAGACAAAGGACATTTACATCTACAAGGAACTCTACCAACAGGGAATGATGACTGACGACATACTGAAGTGGCTACAAGATAACGGATTCATGAAGTCTGATATATCGGCTGACTCCGCTGAACCGCGTTTGATTGCGGAGCTTAAGGCTAAGGGTGTTCGGCGGATTCATGGTAGTCACAAGGGTAAGGATTCAATCACTGCGGGAATTAATTTTTTGCAGGGGTTCAAGATTCACATTCTGCCTACTTGCGTCCATGCTACTGAGGAATTCAACACCTACGCTTTCGACCAAGATAAGGATGGCAACTGGCTCAACAAACCAATTGACGCCAATAACCACTTTATTGACGCGCTCCGTTACTCACTGGAGAAGTACATCATTCCTGCTGCCAAGCGTCCTACACGTCGTAAGCAAGCCAAGACGTTGCGCAAGATGGGGCTTATTTAGGAGGCTTCAATATGACTAAGACAAGAATGGGTAATGTGGCTGCTTTCGTAAGTAGTCCACTTGATATCTATGCTTTCGCCCGCGACGGCAATCAGATTACAATCGTTGACCGACGCGATAACGAAGCGTTCGTGATGAGATTAACCAAATCAAAGGCTGACCGAGTACTGGAATTGTTACTGAAGACGCACCCCAACAAGGACATTGGGCGAATTGAATTTGGAACGTCTAAAGGTCCACAAACCATTGATGAGTTGATTCACACGGCGCCTGACGGCACACTCAAGGCCAAATTGGGGTTGATTTAGCATGAACCGTATATTTGAGTACGAGGGAAAGAATATTGCTGAGATGGCCGATAAGGAGCTTTTAACGGCAATCCATAAAAATGAAGATTCACGTAATTATCCCGACAGTGCCACAATTATTTTGGCGTCCGAGGGTATAAAACGGATTCTCACGAGTAATGCTGAACTTGCTGAAAAGCAGGCTGCAGCCCGTGAGAAAATCATTCAAGAAATGACAGCACAAACAGATGTCGAAAAGGATGGGGGTGACTAGCTGTGGCAGAAACAAATGATTTGCAGGCCCATTCAATGAGCTTGCCGTTTCCGCATAAAGACACACTTCATTTACTGAATGGCAGCCGATTCCCGTTTAACGCAAATCAGAACTATCAGATGCCTGCTGATAAGTGGGAAAGCATCAAGGGCAATCCCGATGCCATCAAGGACATCCTGTCATTCTTCATCCAAGACCACTACCAGTACCAGTTGCCACGCATCTTGACGCTTGAGCGCTACTACCAAGCTGACAACGACATGCACTACTGGCATAGCGATAAGGCTGAAGACCGGGCCGATAACCGAATCACTAGCGGACTGCCACGGTACATCACGGACCAAAAGGTGGGGTACCAGTTCGGCAATCCAATTAAGTTTGCATACAGTGATCCCGACGACCCCGATAGTTCTGGGGATGATATCGTTCAGGCAATTGAGTCTTTCAACGACCATGTTGATGAGCCCTATCACGAGAAGGTGATGGGTAAGAACCTCAATAACACCGGGCGGGCCTACGAGCTCACTTATATCCGTGAGGGTACGAATGAGCCGACTATTCGGGCAATCGACCCAGCAAATTGTTTTGTTGTGTACGACACGACCATTGAACTCAATTCGTTGTTCGCTGTGCGATACTACATGGTCAGCTTCATGGATAAGAAGACCTATTACGTTGAAGTCTATACGGACTCCAGCGTTTTTTATTACACTGCTTCGGAAAGCCCGGCTGGTGAGTATCAGCTGCAGAAAACGGAGACTCACTACTTTGGCACGGTGCCTATCACCGAGTACAAGCTGAACGACGAGCGCATGGGTGCGTGGGAAGCTAAGCTAGACGAAATTGACGCCTACGATAAGTCTATTTCTGAGATGGGAAACAGTCAGGAGGACTTCAACAACGCCATTCTTGTGATTAGCGGGGATGTCGACGCAGATGATGATGAAGCTGAGCCGCTACTAGATTCGGCTGGCAACCAGATGTACCAAGACGGGCATGAACTGTACCGGGTAAATAAAGTTAACCCGCGGCAGCGCGTGATGTTCATCAGCCCTTCAGTCATCTCGAATGGAGATGGCGAAAATACCGTTGTTCCTACCACCGCACAGTATCTGGTCAAGGAACTTAACGCAGAAGGCTGGAAGACGTACAACGACCGGTTGCTTGCCGACATCCATAAGGATACGAACACGCCGGACGTCACGGACGAGAACTTTGCTGCCAATGCTTCTGGAGTAGCCATGAGTTACAAGCTGTGGGGATCCGACCAAGAGCGGGCCACGCAGCAGTCATTGTATACTCGCGGAATTAAGCGACGTATCCGATTGCTTGCGACGTATTGGGCTAAGGTGGCACTGATTATTTCCACCGATGAAGCAGAACACATTCAGCCAAGCTACACACCTAACTTGCCGAAGAATGACAACGAGGTCATTACGAATGCAGTTGCGCTGTGGGGCTCTAGCAAGCTGAGTGCTCAAACGTTCTGGAACATGATTGAGCCCGCTACAGGTGTCCCTGCCGACCAAGAAAAGAACCAATTCGAAGACGAACAGGATAAAGCCAAGCAAGAGGGGCTAAATTATATGACCGGGATTCAAGGCAGTGATCAAGATAAGTCTCAGAACGGTGGTGTAGACAATGGCGAAGACGACAGTGACGGACGAGCAGGAGAAACAGAGAATAAGCCAGCTCCTGGCCTCGGACAAAAGGTTTAATAAGCAATCCGATAACTTCTATTACCAAGCCTTAAACGCCATCAAGGACAATTTGAGGGCGTTTTATGCTAGGTATGCAACCAGTCGTGGATTAACGGTCGATGTGATTCGTCAGCGGGTGAGCCACTGGGACTTAGATCAGTTTATTCACGTAATTGACGTTTTGTCTGATGGGGCGCCGCTCAGCAAGGATTTGAAAAAACATATCCACGTCTATAAGTATCAGGCGGCTGGTGGAAGCCATGGGGATGTACTCACAGCCATTGTTGGTGTTGGGCTAGCCGTTGCTACCGACAAGGTCAAGCGACTAGGAGATCGTCGTATTGGTCAGAGTTACGTGTCCGAGAAAGAATACCAGCAAATCATTGCGTCTAAGCATGAAGAGTGGCGGCTGCCTAGGGAACAAGGCGTTCAGCTAACCCCAGCAGTCAGACACGTTATCGATGCAGAGAACTGGTCGAACAGGCTATGGAATCACTCAGATAATATGACTGCCGATGTGCAGTCAGCGGTTCGGGATGCTCTCAGCGGTGGGATGGACTCGGCACGACTAGCCAAGCTGTTGACACATTTGACGCCTGACCAGAAAGCACGGGGCAACCTTGAATCAGCTGCAAAGAGTCGTATGTGGATGGTCGATAGACTAGTTCGGACCGAATCGGCCCGAGCTGTCGACGTGGCTACAATGAGTGCACTCAGTAACCGCCGAGTTGGACTGATTGACATCGTGACAGAGCCAGATGCCTGCGACAAGTGCAAGGAGCTTGCTAATGAAGGACCATTTCCACTAGAAAAATGCCCAGCATTGCCGCGTCACGACAATTGTCGGTGCCACAAGAGAGAACACGTAGACGCTTAGAGCGTCTTTTTTTATGCCCTTTTTTCAGCCTGCGGGCGATAAAGAACAGCTGATGAGTTATGCCAACTCTAAAAAGCATTTAGGAGGAATTTTCATGTTAAAGAATAGCTTACTTCAAGGATTACGGATGTTTGATGCCCCAGATGACGGTGCTGCAGGTGGCGATGGGACAAATAACCCAGCTGACACCGGCAAAGAAACAAAAAATCCCAATGAGTCTGAAGACAAGCCGACGGTTCCTAACAAAGACCAGCGGCGGATTCGGCAAGATGCAATCAACCAGTTCAAGGATTCCGACGAGTTTAAGCAAATGATTGCTGACACTATGGCTGAGGGAGAGAAGCGGGCCAAGATGTCAGCTGAAGAAAAGGCCAAGGCTGATCGTGAAGCTGAGGACCAACGTCGAGCAAAGGATAAAGCTGACTTCAAGCGTGAAAAAGCCTCATTCCGAGCTGAAAAGGCGCTTGCCGAAGCCAGTTTACCTGACATCTTCAAGGATAGCTTGATTTTCCCAGACGACGATAAAGGCGAAAAGCTTAGCGCCCGTGTTGACGAACTCGCCAAGTCCTTTAAGAATGCTGTCCACGATGGCGTCCTAAAGGCTATGCAAGGAACTGAAACGCCCAAGTCCGGAACTGGCAACGGGGTACCTACTACAGCAGTCACTCAAAAGGATTGGGACAGCATGAAGTATTCCGAACAGTTGGCTATCTACAACGAAAATCCCGAATTAGCAAAGAAGTTTATGTCGCAAATGTAAAGAAAAAGGAGTGATTTAAGTGGCTGACAATCAATTTTCATTAGCAAGCGCCATTCAAGCGCCCTTATTTGGGCAAAATGTTATCAACACATCAACTAAGACTAACCGATTTGTACAATCGGGAATTCTGACGCCAGACCCTGATTTCGGTTCGCATCTGTTGGATTCCACCGAAGATGTCATGACGCTGCCGTTTACCAACGATTTGGAAGGCGAACCAGAAATGTGGGCTGATACCAACGACATTACCGTTGCTGGTATGACTACCGGGAGCCAACGGGCTTTCCGGCTTAAGTTGGACAAGGCGTTCGGGTACACGGATATCTCACAACAATTCTCTGTATCTAACCCAGCTGACGTGATTGCTACACGCTTCAGCAATTGGTGGAATATCGTGGATCAGAAGACGCTTATGGCTATCTTATCCGGTGTCTTCGCTAACGAAGATATTGCAGATGCCAAGCTGTTTGATGATTCTGCTAAGAACTTCGGTCCTCGTGGCTTCTTGGCTACAATCAACAAGCTTGGAGATCTGCAAGACCAGACATTCAACAAGATTGCAGTTAACTCTGCCGCCTACGCTGAAATGAAGGCACAGCAAATGATTGATACCGTACAACCGGGACAAGCCGTAACGCCATTTGGCAATTACAACGGTATGCAAATTGTAGTTGATGATGATCTGCCGCTCGATGATACCGGCGTGGCAACTTCCTATATCTTCGGCTCAGGTTCAGTGGCCTACTCAGTTGCCAACCCAACCAATGGTGTTGAAGTTGAACGTGAAGCTAAGAAGCAAGGTGGGCGTACCAACGTTATCAACCGTCGTGTTGAATCTATCCACGTCAAAGGGACTTCAGTCGCTAAGAGCTTAACGCCTGCAGAACAGTCCGTTACGATTGCCGACTTATCTAACGGCGCTACTTGGGAGATGGCTAAGGACGTTGACCCACGAAATATTCACGTGGTGGCTTACAAAGCCAAAGTATCTGATGACTTCCTGCCTAAGAAGCGGGCAGCGGCCGCTTCCACGACGAGTTCGACATCTGGTAGCACCACGACTAAGTAGCGGGGTGATCTAATTGGCTGATGAAAACAAGGTGAGTTTGGACTGGATGAAGAAATACCCACTGGCTGCCGACCTGGACGACGATGAGTATCTCCAGAAACTGATTGACGATAGCTGGCAGACGGTACTGAGTGACCACATCAAGCCGGTTAAGCAGGAAGAGGCTAACCGACTGCTGGTGCTGAGTCAGCTTTACATCGATACGCTGGTAGCTAACGGCGGTGTTCAATCGGCAAGCCACTTGGGCGAGTCTCAGACCATGTTCGACTGGTCAAAGGGCAACGACCCCTACTTACTCGCTTACCAGCGTTTAGTCGACCAATTCGGTCACAGATATCGCCGGGGACATGCGTTTAGTCGGGATTGAGGTGCTTTTATGGCTAGTACAAACCACATTCCGGAATGGATTGCGGCTAGCAAATCGCTCAACCAGCTTAGTTTGGTTGTAGGGGTGCCGGTCGACGATTCATTCCTACAGATGGTAGCACGAGTCAACGAACACGGCATGGTAATCCATGCCAAAAAGTCGTTTCTGACAATTCCAACTGCTGAAGCTAAGGGACGCAAGGCTAGCGAGATACCTGGCCTGTTTCGCCCCAAAGGGGCCCACAACCATGTGCTAGCTGTTGCAGATAAGTCAGCGCCGTTCGGAATGCGAATTATGTTCGTCCTCAAGGAGAGCGTCACGATTCCACCACGGAGGTTCATCGGCTTATCTTACGAGCGTTATCACGACGAGTGGACTCAGATGATGGTCGAAGGTTTTTCAGATGTCATGGATGGTAAGCAGACCCAGAGTGGCTTAGAAGCCAAGCTAGGCCGGCGTATCTCTAACGACATCAAGAAAACAATTCGGGATATCCATTCGCCCAAGAACGCGCCACTTACTGTCGACAACAAGGGGTTTGACGACCCGCTCCAGGACACTGGAAAGTTAATTGGTTCCATCACTTGGACAAAAGAAAGGAAGCTATAGCTTATGGCTCAAAAATTAGCGATTTATAAGAAGGGTGAAGACACACCAGTCGTCACTGGTGACCCATCAGGGGTTGCAATCACTGGATTAGATGCGGGCACTGTGGTAGCCGATGGCGACTACCAAGCCGCAGTTGTCGATTCTGATAACGCTGAAAATCCATCCGGTAAGGTCGATGTGACTGGCTGGACGGTGCTAAAAAAAACTGAACCAGAGCCAACTAACGTAAAGGTCACGCCTACTGAAGACGGCGGTACCGTCTCTGCTGACGTAGCTGATGCCTAGTTTTAAGCAACTGAACACATTTCGCTACATGTTCGACAAGGAAAGAGAACCGCTGACTATCACGCCCTATCTCGGTAAGGATGATAGCGACCCGTTAGGGATTGGCAAATCAGAGTACGGGACACCCATTGAGGTGGAAGAACCTATTACACTGACTGCTAATCCAGCTATCACTTACCAGCAAGGCTCTGGTGGTGCGATGGAAGTCAGCATTTTGGTATGGTCTTCGCGAACATCGGGGTTCAAGAAGGGGGCCAAGGTTCTCCGTCGGCAGACTGGCGAAACACTTACGGTAACTGGCAGTGCGCCACTGACACATAGCCAGCTGACTTACTATCAGCTTCAAAGAAATGGGGATGACGATGATGACCAACCGACAAGTGCTGGAAGCGCTGGTGGGACAGCTGAACAAGTATCCGATGAATCCGGGGGAGAAGATCCCTTGGGTCTATGAGAAGGAGGCAGCCACAAAAGGTAAGCTTCCTTTTTTTAGTTGGTACATCACGAATCCCCATGAGCGAGTCACTTTCAAACACGTCAACGAGGCGTATCTGAAGCACGTCCAAGTCAAGGCACATGCAGCGGACCCACTGGAAGTTGAGGACCGAATTGAATGGCTGCAGAACGTCTTAGGATCTATGCAGCCACTTACCGACCTAGCACAAGTTGGGATTTCCGTTGTAGATGTCAGTGACCCCGTCCCAATGGATGAGGATTGGACGATTGAAGTTGAAAATCAGTCGGCAGTTGACATCACTTTGATGGTCAACCCCGGTTACCACGATGGTACGCAGTCCGGTGAGATTGCGGCTATCGAACCTAACTTTGAGATTAAAAAGGAGGAATCATAACGCATGGCTACTGTAAAGATTATCAAGCAGCCGTCTGACTTGATCACTAACACGATCATCAAGACGCCTAGTTTGGGCTCTAACGTGGCGCCAGTCGCTCTGCTCCGGCAGGGGGATGTTGAAGGCGTCGTCTTAGTCCATGACATCGATGAGATGCCTGATTTAGGATTTGATGAAACGACCCCCGAGTATGCACGGGTGGAAGCGATGTTTGATTTGGACGGCTTTAACGGCCCCGTCTTAATTGGGACTTACCAATCCGGACAAGTTATCAGTCTGAACGACGTTGTTGCAACGCCTACGGATGATGGTGCAACCATCTCTGCTACTGTTCCTGGGGTACAAAAGTGGTTTGAAGACCATATGTTCGACGGCCCAAAGTGGTACATTCCCGTTGGTATGTCTGACGATGATATCAAGACTGCTGCTGACATCTTGTACACCAATCAACGTGGCGAACTGGTTCACCGAGTCAACACGATTGAAGAGCTTCAGGAATGGCATGACTACGCTGAATCAACTCAGCACGTCAAAAACAAGTTGGGCCACTTTCGCGTTGTCGTGGAAAAGGACCCTGAACTTTATCCAGAAGCCCAAGCAGTTGCTTACGCTTCAACGGTAATCAAGCTTGATTGGATGCGGATTGGTGGGAGCACCGCTTTCACCCAATTTGTACCTGACGACTGGACCCAAGTCGAGCGTGACATGATCGACAACCTTAACGGGTTGACCGTGGTCAATAAGGCTGGGGACAACATGCTGTCCGGCAACAAGGAACTGAATGGCAATGAAATCGACAACAGTTTTAACGCCGAATACAACACCGAGTACATCCAGTTAAAGGCTCAAAAGTGGCTAAACGGTAACGACTACACCGAATTCACCGATGACAACATCAATGAATTATTGGCAACAGTCCAAGCTGCTGGGGACGACCTTTTCAAGCAAGGGACCATTGCTTCGACGATTGATGGCAAGGCTGACTTCTCAGCGACCGCTGTGGCCCGCTCACAAGTATCTGCTTATGAGATTACCCAACGGACCTACAAGTCCCTGAACATTAAGCAGACGCTTCCTAGTGCCATCGAAAAGGTCTACCTGAACAACTCAATCACACTCTAAGGGGGTGAGAAAATATGATTCAACGTGTTCAATTGGACGATGGCTCTTACTTCGTCCTGAAGGATTCCCGGTTCATCCATGTCTACGTCATCATCGATAGCGTAGCGACCGAACTGAACGGGTTCCAATCTGGCGAAGCCGCCAGTTGGGAAAAGACGGATAACGATGTCGATGTGGCGTCTGACTTTAAGGGGGTCCCATTGGGCCTCATCAACCACTCTAAGCTTGGACAATTCGTGCTTCACCTTAACGATGGGGCGCCCGCTCATGATATCGTCTATGGTTGCTACTACCGTCAGATGAACCATAGTTCTGATGTGGTGCCGACATTCGGGTTTAAAATCCAGAATGACAACAACGGCGAAATCATCAAATCAAGTGTTTGCTTGATTCAAAAGATGCCGCCTGGTTCAATCTCCAACGGTATCACTACCCGTGACTGGACGTTACTGGCTTGCCAGTACGAAGATACGTTTGGCAACGCGGCTTAATAGCAGCATAGAAGATGCAGCAGGTCTTAGGGCCTGCTTTTTACATAACCAAAATTTGAAAGGGTGTTTTAATCATGACTGAAAAAATGGCAGCACCAAAGGTAGACGTCACTAAACTTGCAGAAATGGACACGCACGAAACAATCACTTATGGAGATGCAAACGATAGCAAGAGCATTGAAGTTACGCTGCGTGACCCTGGATACACCCATGTAATGGAGATTCGTGCCAAGCGAAACATTGGGAATAATGAACACGACTATGGTGAGATGGCGAACATGATTAACGAACAAGTTATTGTTGAACCACGTTACGCCTTCGCTGATCTGAACAAAAAGGTTCGTAAATCCGAAGAATCTAAAGAAGTTGAACTGGTCGGTAAGCATGGCAAGAAGCCACATATCTTGATGAAGTTTCCTGGGTACCGTGAAGCCTTGAACCTGTCTGTAGATATTCGGGGCGTTGATGGGGCCGACATGTCCTTAGAAGTGCTGAAATTGTTAAATGCCGATGTATTTCGGAGCGTGGAAAATCCAGACAAGCCTCTAAACATGGGATTCTGGTCCGAAAACGGTGGTGGCGTTGATGCCATGAAACAAGCAATTTCCTACTTTTCAGAGGTTATGGATCACGATGGCTATCTGAGCGTCTTGACTCGGGGCATCACGTTTCTGCCAGAATGCCTCTAATGATTCAAAGTATCTGGATGACGAGGGCGAATTTGACCAGAAGCGAGTAGATGCAGAAGTCGACCAGCTCTACGAACTATACGTTCCCGTCTTGACGGGATTAGCTGAAAACACGAACGAAGTCAGAAAATGGCCGCTTGATAAGCGAATTCTGATGGGAAACTTGGCTAACAAAATTCTAAGCGAGCAAATCGATCGTCAATCCACTAGCGTGGAAAATGGAGTCATTCAGTTTTGGAACGCTTTGCAAAAGGCTAAAAAGCAGTAGGAGGTGTGGCACTTGGCAGCAGGAGAAATTCGCAGCGAGGATGTTCGAATTGGCTTTGACATCGACTATCCAAAGCTTGAAAAAATGGATACGGCGATTGACAAAGTTATTGATGGCATCGGTAAAATCGGTCATGAGTTTGAACCGGTCAACCAACAGGTTGGCGCCATGGGCCGCAACTTCGCAGACACCGTCGATAAGATGCTGGGCTCCAATAAGAGCTTGAAGGAATCCAACTTGGAAATCAGTAAGTCCCTTCAAAACAACTCGCGGGTAACGACGACCTTTCGGGACAAGATTGCAGATTTAAATTCTGTCACTGATTCGTACACCACCAGACAGGTCAAGCAATACCGTGACGTTGGCTCAGAGATTAGCAATCTAACTGGTCATGTCGGAATTCTTGACCGCAAGATGCGTGACCTACCCAAGGAAACGACTGCGAAGGTCACGTTCGACACCAATGGGGTCCGGACCGGTACTGAAAACATCAACACACGACTGGATAAGGTCGACAAGTCTATGGATAAGACCGCAAAGAAGAGCTCACGATTGAAAGACATTATCGTGGGCTCTTTTGCTGGGAATCTTATCTCAAATGGGTTCATGGCAATCACCAATGGGCTGCATGAAGCGACTGCTGCTGGGATGGCCTACAACAAGGAACAGGATACGATGAAGACCGTCTGGACGTCTCTTACTACTGAGGCGCCAAAGGACGGCAAGAACCTAGTTAATTTCATTAACAGCATGTCTCAGCACTCTATTTATGCTGCAGACACACTAAACAGTATGGCTCAAAGCTTTTACCACGTTCACTCCAACGAAAAGGAAACTAAGGAATGGACCAATGACTTCATTGCTTTAGGTTCTACGCTACACATGAGCAATGACGCCTTGTCCGAATCTGGTGAGCAGTTCGCCAAAATTGTCGCTGGTGGTAAGGCTAGCTCCGAAGATATGGCTGTCATGATCAACCGGTTCCCTATGTTTGGTGAGGCACTGCAAAAGGCAACTGGTAAGAGCATGAAGCAACTTTATGCAATGTCAGCTGCTGGTAAGCTTTCTGCTGAGCAATTTACGGAAACATTGACGTACTTGGGCAAGAAATATCATGGATCAACAAAAGAAGCCATGACCTCCTTCCTAGGAATGAGCATGTACATGAAGTCTCGCTTCAGCACACTAGCTGGAGACGTTATGAAGACTAGCTTCAACATGGACAAAAAAACAGCAGCCTCGATGCAAGACCTGCTGAAAGACGACATGATGAAGAAGTATGCTAAAGGAATATCTTCAGCACTTGGCCTAGTCACTGGCGCCGCTGTTAATGCCATTGATTATCTGGACAAGCATAAGAACACTATTATTGACGTGCTTGGGACAGCTGGAGATATTGCTGGTGTTTTTGGCAAGCAGGTTTGGAAATCGGCTACTGACATTCTTTTCGATATGGGTGAAGCATTTGGATTAGTCGACAGTAAAGGGAAGGCCGCTAAAGACCCTCTAGACCAGTTAGATGCATTGCTTAAGGGAATTGATCAACACAAAGGTGCAATTCAGCTGGCCGCTAAGGCTATGGTTGGCTTATTTGCTGTAAAAAAGGCTACTGAATTTCTTAAGCTTACTAAAGAAATAAACTCTCAGCTGAAAATATCTGCGGCACTAGATAAGATTGGTGGATTTGGGGATGGCATCGTTTCCAAACCGAAGGGTAAGCACTACGCGTCAGAAGAAAAAGGTCTTGGTAAGAAAATATCCGAGTCATTGTCTTCAGGTGGCACTAAAGCCGGGCGCAACTTCTCTGTAGAAGCAAAGAAAGGCAGTAGTTCAGCCGGAAAGACGGGTGGACGCCACTTTGCTAGTGAGGTTCGTGACGCCGGAACTTATGCCGGAACTACCGGTGGAACAAAGTTTACCAAAGCTGTTAGAGGAATTGGTTGGGCTGGACTTGGGTTAACTATTGGTGGGTCAATTAGTGGGGCCTTTAAAGATGGTGTTCTAACCAAAAAAGGTGCCAAAGACTTGTGGTCAAATTCTGGGCTGATTGCTGGGACTGCAATTGGTGGTTACTTGGGCGGACCAGAAGGCGCAGTAATTGGCGCTGCTATTGGCAGTGGGATGGTAAAGCAATTCAGTTCTTGGTGGAACAAAGCCATTCCAGCGATGGAAAAGAATATCAGAGGTCATGACAAAAAAGCTAAGAAAAATGGTCAACCTAGCTATAGTTCTCTTGCGACCAATCCATATGGTTCGGGTGCTGGTACTGACTTCAGTACTGATACCAGTACAGCAAGCACCGGTTCTAATGGCATTTTGAATCCGTCTGGAATTGCAGGCAGGAAGAAAAGCTCGAAGCCTAAGATTGCCAAGCTGGTCACTGGGTTTGCAATCGGTGGTTCAGCTAAGAAGTCCGGCATGTCTGTTGTTGGTGAGAATGGATCCGAACTGCTACAACGCGGTAAGTCGCTTAGCGTAGTTGGCGAGCACGGCGCCCAAATCATCAATGTACGAGCTGGAGACAAAGTGTACAAGCACTCCGATATGCTTGCGATGACTCGTGGCACCTTTGGCCGACGTCTTCCCGGGTATGCCAAAGGGACTGGTGCCGCACCTTCAGGTAAGGTCAGCACGACTGTCAAGGTTAAAGGCGTCAACGATGCCTCAATGAAGAACACAGAGTACAAGACCAAGCGCTCAGCCAACGCCATTGGTGACTCAATCGTCCGTGGGTATAGCAAAGGGACCAAGGGTGCTACTGGTAAGCTGAAAAAGCTCAGCAAGAGCTCTGATTCATCGTTCCGATCAATTAAGGCGGGTACTGGTAAGCAGACCGACTTGATTCGCAAGAGTACTGTTGCTGACTTTGATACCATGCAAAAAAATGCGGGTAAGCAAGTCCTTCAACTGAAGAACTATGAGCTCAAGTTGATGGGTGAAATTCATGATGGCATGAGTAAAGCCACTCAGGCCATGGTAAACGATTTTGGCAACATCATGGGTAAGTTACAGCCATATGCTAAGAAGGCCATGTCGGGTGCGATTACGTCCCTCAACGGGGGTATCACGGGTATTGACTCAGCTCTGTCTCAGTTCGGTGGTAACAAACAAGTCTTGAAGCCAATTCACTATGCTGCAGGTTCTAAGGGACCGATCGCTAGTGATCAGTTGGCTGTCTTGAACGACGCTACCGTGGGCCCACGCCAAGAACTTGTTTCCCGTGGTGACCAGTTGCTTAAGCCGGTCGGCGATAACGTGGCAGTTCATCTCCAACGAGGGGATGAGGTCTTCAATGGTTCTCAAGTTGAGCGTGCTAAGCCATTCTTGCCGCACTTTAAGAAGGGAACCGGGGCCAGTGACAGCAAGCTTAAGTCACTCGCGTCTGCCAACTCTAGTAATCCAGCCAAGGCATTCAACAATGAGTTTACGTTGAACGTCAAGCTGGATGGATCTGACCTGCAAAAAGGGATTACTACCGCATCTAAGTCCGGTGCTAAGACCGTCGGTGTCCCATGGACGAGTGCCATGTTCGGATATATCGAGAGCCTTATCAGTGGCGGCAGTAGTGGTGGCGGCCCCGTTCTCAGTTCTCCGGGTTCGGGATGGCATCTTACGTCTGGATTTGGTAATCGAGGTGCGACCGGCGGTGGCTATTCTAGTCATGACGGGAACGACTTTAGTGGAGCTAAAACTGTCCATGCCATGCAAGATTCTGTCGTTACTGGTGTTGGTGGCGCTCCATCTGGCTGGGGTGGCGGTTCTGGTATTGGGCAGCACGTCGATACCAAGGGCGGTAAGCTAAGCCTTATCTATCAAGAGTTGAATGGTAAATCCAATTCGGGTGCAAGCATTCTTGTCCACAAGGGTGAACACGTTAAGCAGGGGCAGGCACTTGCTCAACTTGGTCCATCTGGCACCCACGTCCACGTCGGAGCTTCTACTGAGGGACTTTGGTCTCACGGCGGTGGTTCTACTCGAGGATGGCTAGATATCACCAAGCTGCATGGCAGCTTTGGTAACAAATCTAGCAGTAAAAAGTCTAAGACTAGTGGCGCACTTACTAAGCTGGTTGCTAAGCAACTAGGTAAGTCAGCCCAAAAATGGATTAGTGACAACCTGGCTGATGAAGCTGGCGGCGATATGGGGAACCCGGGTGGATCTTCAGTAGCCCGGTGGAAACCATTCGTAATCAAAGCTCTGAAGGCTAACCACTTCTCGGCTAGCTCTTCACAAGTTGCCGCGTGGATGCGCGTCATTTCTCGTGAATCTAACGGTAATCCTAAAGCAGTCAACAACTGGGACTCCAACGCTAAGGCGGGGCATCCATCTAAGGGGCTGGTTCAAACTATCGGCCCGACTTTTGAATCCAATAAATTCAAAGGCCACGATAACATCTTAAATGGGTATGATGACTTGTTAGCTGGGATTCACTACATGGCTGCTAAGTATGGCCGCGGAGCTGGTGCGTTCAGTCGTGTCAGTGGTTCCCAAGGCTACGCTAACGGTGGGTTCTCACGCAAACACAAGATGGCCGAAATCTCAGAAGGCGACAAATTGGAAGCTGTTGTTCCAATGTCACGTGAGAAGAGTGGCCGTCGTAAGCAACTGCTTAAGCAAATCAATGCTTATACGGGTGAAGCGCCGGTCCCGAAGTTAAGTGTGTCAGGTTCAACGAGTGGTCGTAATGTGACCGTCAAGATGACCAACCACATCACTGTGCAGGGTGGCAATAGTCAGAGTGTTGGCAGCCAAGTGGAATCAAGCATGGCTAAAGTTTCGGAGCAATTAGCTGATATGATTCGTCGGGCCATTGGCACCGACCAAGGAGAAGGGGGATTAGTGATCTAATGGTTTCTACAACTTTGAAAAAGAACGTCGTCTCCGCAGTTCGGCGGTATATCAACGCTCCGAAAACTAAAATTGTGGCAATTCCCATGTCTCTTCGGACGGCATCCGACCTGACGGACAAACAGCTTAGCTCAGCAGTATCAAAATCTAAAACGAAGGTGAAAAGTGATGCCAAGAAAATCAGTAACACCCAAAGCACGATTACCAGTGACCAAAAGGTAATCGACAAGGCTGATGACTATCTGAAAAAGCAAAATGGGTACGAGACGCGTAAGGCCGCGTACGATGCAATTGCTAAACAGATAGACAATCAGCAGAAGTTTCTAGCCGAAGCTAAAAAGGCTAAGGATAAGAAACCAATTCAGGAAAAAATCAAGGCGCTTCAGAAAACGCAGAAGGCGGCCTATGCCGACTTGAAAAAGGTCACTAGTTCTGCCAGCTATCAGGCGCAGCTGAAAAAGCAGAGCTCCGCGCGGACTAGCCTTAAAGCTGCTAAAAAGAAGCTGACCAATGAGAAGAAGCACAAGGCCAAGGATAAGAAGAAGCTTAGCGGCCTGAAAACTGAAGTAGCTAAGCGTAAGGCCAGTGCGAAAAAGAAGAAGCAAAAGGCTAATCTAACCAAGATTAGATCAAAAATTAAAGCGCATAAGAAACAGCCACTTGTGGGGCAAACAGCACTTTATCGTGCTGACCTGATGAGTTCGGCTGTTTATTTTTTGGGCGAAGTTCAGCCTACAGAGACAGACACGAACGAAGTCAGCTCAATTGGTGTCGACAACTCTGATCCGCGGGCCGGCAAGTCAACACGGACGAGTAAGGAGTTGTCTGGGACCTACTATCTGATTGGCAAGAATTATGCGGCAGTTTGCAAGCAATTCAACGCAATTCAAAAGCTGCAACGGACGGATAAGGAATTTGTAATCAAGGGATTTTCCAACTGGAATCACGTGAAAATCTCTAGTCTTTCGAAGACTGTATCCGGCACGGCGCGTGAAAATGCTCTTGAACTCAGTATTACTTTCACCTATGTGAAGCAGGCCAAGATTCTTTATGGGAAAAAGAAAAAGAAGACCAAAAAGAAAGGGGCCACTAAGAGCGGCAAGAAGTCCGGCACAAGCAAATCAAAGTACCGGTCATACACCGTTAAGTCCGGTGACACCTACTGGGGCCTAGCACAGAAGTTCAAAACGTCTGTTGCTACATTAACCAAGCTCAACGGCAGCCGATTTAAGACGATGTTTCCTGGTCATAAACTCAAGATTCCAAAGTAAGGGGGTGGCTAAATGCCAAAACGTGACAGCATTATTTTTGACTTGAATAATTTGCCGGATCGTCAAGAAATCGAATTTGAAAATGGTGTGTTTGACTTGACACTGCAGTATAACGACACTTCACACGTTTTTACCATTGACATGGTTTCAATTGACGACGAGACACACCAAATTCTTGGCGAGCCACTCACGTACGGCGTTCCGCTGTGGTACTGGGCTAGTTATGACTGGTTGCCCCCAGAACGCCTTGTACCGATGGATGAGGCGGGATTACAGTCGTCAATCACGCTAGGGAATTTTCAAGACAGCACCTTTATTTTGGACGACAGCTTGGACGAGGAAGGCGACGATGATGGGACTTAAAGTCACTAATCCAGGCGGTAAGACTTGGTATGGTTCCAAGATTGAGGTTGACTTGGTGCTTAAGTCCGGTACTTACCGTTTCACCAACTTTCACCCCAAGGGGTACGGCGTTCAAATCACTGGCGAAGTTAGCGGTGGCGATGGCGGTTCTCCAGCAACGAACACCATTAACATCTTTAATCTGTCCAAGGCCCACGAAAAGCTTTTTAAGGCTAAAGGCCACATCGTTGTAAAAGCTGGTGGCTACGATATTTTCGGAACCATTGCGGTGGGTAACATCACAAAGGTGAGTCCTGAAGCGATAGACGGTGAGGATAAATCGATTGCAATCACATTCGTGGCAGGTAAGAATTATGCCAAGAACAAGAAGATTTACAACCCTTACTCCGGCTCTAAGAAGGTCAAACACTCATACAAGACCTCGAGCGGTAAAACCATCAGTTGGACTACATCTAAGAAAAAGAATATCAATATTCGATTCAAAAAAGGTTCTAAGGCTAAAACAATTATTCAGCGCATATCCCGGGAAGCCGGCATTCCAATTGCTGTGCTCCACCTTAAGAAAAACAAGGTCTACAAAAAAGGGTACACGCTCAGTTCCAAGCCTGAAACGGCGATTAAGGATATCGTCAAGGACTGTAAGAGCAAACTGCAGTATCGGATGGACGATATCATCATTGACTACGACGAAAAGCCAACCTTATTTCAGACACACCTTTACTTCACACTTAAGAACGGTCTGGTAAACAAGCCGACGCTGAGTGATGAGGATGGTAAGGCCCCGACTTGGACAGTGGTCACCTATTTGAACCCACTAGTTTTTAATGGGTCCGTTTTTTATGTTGGTGAAAACATTAAGAGCCTAGTTCGGGTTAAGACTTACACACACTCTTTGGATGATATGCAGACGAGTTGCGAGGTGGTTTTGGTATGAGTAAGGACAAGAATGAGGGCTTAAACGTGATTCTAGATGGCTTGCTGCCTTACTTTCTAGCAAGTGCAAACTGCCTGACAATTGGAGAGGTCAAGTCCATCGATAAGGGAACACCATGGCTAGCTGATGTTCAGCCCAGCCCTAAACAGTCTGATGGTAATAGTCGGGCCCTACTGGGTGGGTGCCTAGTGGCAGTTCCTGAACTTAAACGTGGTGATTCGGTCATAGTCGGATTTGTAGATCGTGATACTGAAAATTACACCGGGTCAGGGCAGTTTGAGTTGGCAAGCCGTCGAATGCACAGCATCAATGATGGCGTTGTTTTAGGGGTGATTAAGAGTGGCTAAAGATTTGGTGACGGATGAAAATAATGATTTTCCAATCGACCCAGAAACAGGTGACTTTATCTTAGCAGATGATTCTGACCAGTCCGAGGCTTATCGAGTGGCTCTGGGAACCAACGAGGGTGAGCTGCCATGGAACCCTGACTTTGGGCTGAACCATCTAAGTATTCTGTCCCAGCTAGATGACGAATCGGCTGTGGAAGACGAGATAAGTGACTACCTTGAACAGAATTTCGACAACTTTCAAAGTGCTGAAATTACTGATGTCGCGCTGTCCGGGCGTGAAGCAACAATTAGCTTAACCATCACATCTGTCGATGATAATGGAGACGAACAAGAGACTGAAACCGAAATGGGGGTGGAAACCGATGGGATTGAGTAGCTCTGGCGGATATGACCGCCAAGAACTCGGAGACTTACGTGAACGGGTGAATCAAGATGCACAGTCTACAATGGGTGAGAATATCTCAACAGATGATGCCCATCACATCGGACAGCTTCTTGGAGCATTTTCTCTGGGGTATGACAGACTGGAAAAATTAGGTGAGTTAGATTACAACGCGTGGTCGATTCTGCGGGGACGTAACGATGATCTAGACATTGTTGGCTCCGACTTTGGGGTTAGCCGCCAACCGGCGACTGCTGCAACCGTTTATCTTCAGATTGATGGGGATGTCGGTACGATAATCCCTGAGGGCACCCAGTACGGCACGGATGATGAAGTCCTTTTCAACGTGCTTGACGAAGCTAAAATTGCTGAAGTTGCTACAGTGAAGGATGACGACGGAAAGGACACGGCACTCACGGACGATGACGGTAACGAAATTGGTCGTGTTGCGGTACAAGCTCAGGCTGAAGAGACTGGGGACAGCGGAAATGTTGGTGCCGGAACCATCAATGAAGCTAATGGTGACGGCATTGCTGGCGTTGTTTGCGTAACGAACCTCGAAGCCGCAGCTGGCGGAAGTGAGATTGAATCTGAAATTAATTACCGGGCCCGGATGTTTGAAAACCGGCTGTCTAAGTCGGATTCAACTGAGGACGGATTGAAAGCTAATGTGGAAAACGTTGCTGGTGTGCTTCAATGCAAAGTTCAGCCCAATCAAGAGCTCACCACGGATGAGTATGGTAACCCACCTAAGACAACTCACTTCTATGTGATTGGTGGCGCAGACCAGGACGTGGCCGAAGCGATTTTTCATGCCGTCGGGGCTCCAGGGCACACCGTTGGCGAGCTCACAAACACCGTAGTTAACGCTTCCGGTCAGGAGCGACTGATACATTTTTCTAGAGCAAAACTGCAAACGGTTTTCGTGCAAGTTCACATCAAGCCAAGCGACAACTTCGATACAGACAATGGGGTCACCAACCTTAAAAATAAGGTCATTGAGTATGATCGAACGCTTAGCATGGGTGACTCGCTGATGTACTCGAAGCTTTTTGAGTACCTATGGCAAGTCGACGGAATCAGTAGCATTGATTTGAAGGTCGGGACCGATAAGGACGCCCTGTCTTTGGGAAACGTGTTAGTTGACCCATACTCACTGGCGTACATCACCGCTGACGACATCGAGGTGATCATGGATGACTGATGAAGAGTGGAATCAATTCTGGGCTGACCTAGGACTTGATGATGATACAGTTAGGGAACTCATCATGACGTCTCAACCAGCCATGATGAGCCAAGATCCTGACAGCACAATCCGGTCTATTCTAACGGTAATTACAGATATCATCTTAGAAGAGTTGGGTAATTTCCGGCGTATCTATGAGTCACGGTCACTAGACAGGGCTTCGGGAAAGATACTAGATGATACGGCCGCTGATTGGGGCGTTAGTCGGATTGATAACGACGATGACTTCTTGCGCTTCCAAATTCGTTTGGCTCGAATGCTTAGTCAGATGGGGGCCACAGAAGATGAAATTATCAATCTAATTGCTTTCATCCTGCAGGCTGATCCGACTGAATTTGATGTAATTACTGACCCGGAGCAGCTCGGCGGTGACCCGGAAGCCATCCGGTTCACTAACATTCCAAACAAGTACAGCAAGTCTCAGAGAAAAAAGGACCTGCTAATCAAGTCGCTAGAGAACGCGGTTATGCCTGAGGTGAAGATCTATGGCGTTGACTTTCAGGCACAAGCTGATCAGGGCCTGTTTATCGCGACAGCTACATCACGTAACCTACAGCATTTTGCTGTGATGGATTCTCAGTTAGACCGCGAGCATATGGTTGATAACCCGTCTGACCGGGTAGCCACAGTCACCCAGAAGCAGCGGGTTCACCGCATCGTAAAGGAGGTATAGCAATTGCAATTTGATAAAACGTATCTAACAGAGTCGGGACGAGAATTGGCGACCAGCACGCAAGGTGGACTGGATAAAATTCAGTTCACTCGGGCAGTAGCCAGCTCACATGATTATTCGGCTTTGTCGATTGATGAAATTAAAGCCCTGACGGATGTTGCGGACGTAAAGCAAGAGGTTCAATACTCACGTATCGTGAAGAAGGACAAATTCACACTGACCATGCGGGTAGACTTCCCATCTAAGGACGTCACAACTGACTATAGTCTCTATACAGTCGGATTCTATGCACGGCTTCAGAACGGGGATGAGGCACTTTACGGGGTTCTCCCTAGTTCGCTTCCTGACTACATTCCAGCGTATGATGGGCATTCAAATATCAACGACTCATTCCAGACTGATACTACTGTCAGCGACACGGATAATGTGTTGATTACTGTCAGCCAGGCAGGGACATTGAACGAGAGTGATCTGGATGCAATCTTCGTGGCTAGACACATTGCGACTATTGAAGATATTGAGAGCCATCTTCCAGATACGCTGCCAGATATGGATAAGGACAACGACTTCAAGGGCATCAACAAATTTGAGAAGGACCCGGTGGACGCCGCGGGTGATCCGTATGTAGCAGATAAGACCATGCAGACGGCAATCACAGCAGCACTAAAGGGAATGCTGGCGGACGATGGGTCCTTGACGATTGGCGATAAAACCTTCATGCCCGTCATCGACAATCGGAACGGGACAATTACCGTCGATAAGGCTGTGCTCACGCCGGCCGACGCGGACCATGTGGTTCAAGTCAACGAAGCCGGAAACGGGTCCAAAGTCAACTTCGATAGTGGGGACCTGACTGTAGACGGGGCCGATGCAGTTGGAATGGTGATGGTGTACTCCGATGATGATGCCGATGCCGTCAAAGCCTACGCAACAGCACACCAAGACACTCTTATGGTGTACAGAGGTAGCACCACACGACCAGCTGGTAAGAAGAATCCATTTAATGAAGAAACTGGAGGTACGGCATAATGGCTGAATTACAAGTTCCAAGCGACGTTGACCGCCTCACGGTGGGTCCCGACACCATCTGGATGAACTCCGATGGGTGGGTGCCACTGAAACTGCCTGATGGGGTCAATGGATGTGTGTTCTTTAAAGACTACGGCGATGGCACCGCTGGACTAGTTGGTAATGTCGGATTTTTAGTCACTGGAGATGTTAATAGTATTTACTCAGCTGGGCCAACAATTTTGGTCCCACCTGTTGGATATAAATTTAAAGATCATTCTTGGAGAAATGATTCTAGTAACGTTCCTACAATCTTAATGTATTCAAGCCTATATTCAAATACAGTTAGTGGCAGCCAAGCAATTCAACGTGGAAGCGGATGGGTTTCATTCTCCGGCGGAAATATCTCAGTAACTAGGGTGTATCACAACTCGAATATGGAGGGAAATATATGGTCGTTGGTTAGCTTCAACGAAAACAATATCAATTATATGAATACAAGTAAAAATAGTTTTGGTGGTCCTGCAATCGTTGGGATTGAAAAAGTATAGGAGGTAACAGAATGAAAAATAAGTTAACCCCATTTACCATGGGGGGGGGTAAAAATACCCGCCTGAGCCACCGAATCGTAGGTGATGCCTTATGACGCTTACCATGGGCCAAGATAAAGTATCACGGATGATTATGGGGGACACCACGTTTGTAAACGTCGATGATGTGTGGCAAGAGTGCGGAGTAAATCCAGAATTTTCTGGCATCCCAATTCTGATGCATTATGATCCGACAACACAGGTTTCGTCATTCATTGGGCAATCAGCTTTCCAGCTTCCAAATTCTGCACTTCCTTGGACTGGCGAGTTGCTAACGTTACCAGCTGGATTCCATTTTAATAAAATTGATTCTGATATCGCGATTTTTTTTGCTGGAGCAAAACAAGATGCGTCAAAGTTCACTTTGGATTCATCGGGTAGAACAATTTCCGCAAAAATCGTAAACGGGTCATTGAATAGTAGCATGACTCTTATCAACGTAAGTTTTGGGTACATTGCGCCAAATACTTCCTTTGCCGGGTCATCAATTTGGCACACGACGACAGTAGTACCAGATTAGAAAGGATGAGCACAAATGAAATTAGTTAACACACTTAAAATGTCGGGGGGGGGGTTGAGACTACCCGCTAG